CCAAATTGAACAGCGGATAATCCTTGCTTGATGCTTTGCATTGAGCCTTGAAAGTCGGAAGCATCGCCACCAACTGATTTCATGACTTGGCCCCAAGCATCCAATTCCGTAGCTGACATTTTGAACAGTTGAGCTGTCCTGCCAATGTTTGCGTTGGTTGTGGTCGTATCCTTGATTATGTCCTTAAAGCCAGTCATCCCGACGATAGCTGTGCCTAAAGAGAGCAGAGCGTCACGGGTTTTTGTAAACCCATCACCGAGGTCGTTTACTCCTCGCTGGGTATTCTTGAAGGTTTTGGTAGATTGATCGTCGAACTTCCGAAGCTGATCGACTGACTTTTTTTGTGCAGTGCTGAACTTGGACGTATCCAGCCCAAGCTCAATCATTAAACTGTCAATAACCGTTGCCATTTATGCTTGACTCGCTAAGTTTGCGTTATGTCTATCAATGGCGTTGATTTCAAGGAGAATCCATAAGTCCTCAACACCATAAACGGTATCAAGCTCATGGAGTGTTGCAAGCCTTGCCGAGATAACCGTTGCTATCGTTTGTGGCGTGGCTTGATATTCGATGAGCCGATTGTTGCGCTTCCCTGTGCTTCTGATTCCGAAGTCGATTCTTTTGCGTCTAAAAAAAAATCCGTGTGAAGATCAAAAACAGCCTTCCGTAAGGCTAATCGGGTCTTCACTTCTTCAATATCATCTTCAATCAATACACGTTTAATGTTGGGGGAGGGAACTACCTGAATACAACCCATCATTTCATCCAGAAGAGGCTTTGCAGCCTCAAATGGAATTTTGAGAAGATTCAAGTAGCCCACCGCTAGGAGCCCCGCCATTCCCTGAGCTGCTAAATGGTCTGGGATTTCAATCCCAGAGTTACCGATAGCAAGAATAAGCTTAAAAGCCCAATTCTCAGCCTGTGAAGCGGACATTTCGGTAATGTGGAATTGCTTCCCTGCATCGCGCCCGAAGTCCGCTGTGAATGACGTTTCCTTTCTAGCCATTTTTAGATTTGCCCACCAATAATACGTTGCCAAGTAATCTCATAAACAAGAGGTTCTAACGTCCGCTTAACACCTGGGAACGGAGTTGCAGAGGTCAAGAATCCGTTTACCAGAGTATAAACCATGCTCGTTGATGGAAGCGTGATTGATCCACTAGCAGAGAAAACATCAACTGCAGCGTCCTGAGCGTTGCGCCATGCGTCGAACAGGAACACGCTGGGGCTGTCTGCTTGAAGATGAATAGTCATCTTGTATGGGACAAACACCTTGCCAGCGCTCAGCTTGCCGTCTACGCCCATAAGGACTTCTGACTGCTCTACAGCTTCACCCTCGAAAGCATCATCCACTGCAAAGCCTTGGATCGTCTGAGGGACCGGAAAGTAATTATTGACCGCTAACGAAAGGATAGCGTTTGCTGAGGTAATAGTTGCCATATTTCAGTCCCTTATTGAATTGCGATTGAAGCCATAACGATCTGCTGAACCGCCTCACCATCCTGATAATACAGAGTGATTGGAGGAGATTGACGAGCAGCGCGGGTTTGAGCCGTTGCTGGCAGAATCTGCAGATAGTATCCCTGTGAGGCAATCGTTGGCGCAGCATTCACGCCAGTTGCAAACTGGATTTCTGCAGCCTGTGCAGCAGATACGTTGATTCCAGTTCTGATCGCGCCAAAGTTAATTGCTGAGTTGATTGGATCCTGTGCAGCAGCATAGATCAAGCCGTTACCCTGAGCATTGTAGGGAACTGCAGTTACCTGAGTCAGCAAGTTGACCATAGCCAACTGAAGGTTAGCATTGAGCCAAATCTGGTTCAGGTAAGTATCAGCCCAGAGCCACTTGCCAGAAACAGAGCCCGGAGCGAACCAGTTCTGATTATTGGCTGGGTTGTTGCTTCCCCAAGCACCATAGCAGTTGTATCCATTCGAAAGGACTGCAGCGTATTGGGTAGAGTTCGTCACTGAAGGAACAAGTCCAGATTGTGACTTGAAGCAAAGCGTGGCTCTACCGTTCAAACGGGCAAAGTCAAGAGAAGCAGCATACCCACAAACAAAAGCAGCGTGAGTGTAATCACCAAAAATCGGGCAAGACCCAATAATCTGGTTCGTTTGCAGCCAATCGCCAAAGGTATTGGTTGTTGATGCGTTCAAAACATTAACGTCTGAATCTTGGCAAACGTACAAATAGCGAGGAGCTACTGAATTGCTCCATGTTGCAAATGCCTCTTTCTCAGTTAAAACAGCTTCCCATGCGGTCATGAAGCAAGCCCAGTTCTGATTGAGCTGCAATACGCTTGCCATAAATGAAGCAGGTGTACCAGCAGCAGCGCCCTGAGACAGAGTTGCACCCGTTGCCTGAGTCAGCATCAAAGCAGTTGCAAGCGTTCCCGTTGTTGCATAGCTCATGGTCTGCGTTGCGCCAGTGGTCGTTGTCGTAAACACAAATGAGCTTAATGTTGCATTGTAGGTAACGGTAAAGCCGGGGGACGTAAACGCTGCCTGAATGATTGTTGCAGCATTGCTGAAGCTAGTTGCTGAGGTAAGATTGATCGTGCCTGATGTTTTAGCTACTCCAGCAACCGTAATGGTTAACGTACCCGTTAAAGCCTGAAGCTGACCAAGCGTCATAGACGCAAGTGAACCGCCCATCAGCCAGCCAGCAATTTCTGCTTCTGGATACTGCGTGAAATAGAGCGTTCCGGGCAGTGCTGTGCAATTCGTGAAGCCGTCAAAGTAAATGTTGGCAATTGCAGCTTCGGTTGAAGACGCGCCAAAATAACTCTGAACGCCAGCAGCGTTTGAAAAAGTCAAAATTGATCCATAAGGAGCTGAGACGTTTTGAGTAAGCACAAGACCGTTAAGATCGACTGCTTCTCCATTCGCGGACAGAACCGAAGGAACAACATTGACAACTTGAGAAAAAGGAATGGTACTCATGAATTCTCCTATGGTGTAAATGTCTGGTCTATAGGGGCAAGATCAATTTCAATCGCCAGCATTGATTGCTGTACAGTTGAAACGGTTGGCTTGTATTGTACTCTCGCTGCCAATTTCCAGCGTTGAATATACTGGGATTCTCCACTAATCAACGGAATTTGAACAGGATCATCAGCATACAAAGGCTGAATGTTTGCCGGGAAAATCTCGGTTGCGTATTCATCCCTAAACAAAGTTACCGTTTCCGCTGCCCATGCTTGAGATAATGGGCCATAGAAATCGAGCTGCACTTCATAGATCATAGAGGAAAGAATAGACTTTCCTTGGGTTAGGGAGTCGTAAGTATCCACATTGAAGGAGAGCCTATCCATCCCGTTATTATTCATCGCAATAAACGGGCCATTTGGCATTGGAACCCTGTTGTCCTGCTGCTGAATAATTTCTACATTGGACGGAATGTACGTTTTAAAAAACGTCACAAACGCCCGAAATACGTCTTGGTCGATAATGTCTATCGTCACGGCCATTTTAATCGTCCTGCAAAGTCACAATGACATGACACCAATCAGGCCAAGTCTCATTAACCTGTGTAACCAACCAATTCCTATTGCATCCTCCGGGGATCTCAGGGAAAACCAGAATGTCACCACCAAGCTGATCCACTCGAACCACGCCAACAGCATTGCCATAGAGGTAAACCGAGCGCATAACTGAATTGATGTTCAGACCGTCAGTATGTTGTAAGTCGGACGCGCTAAGAGCCTGAATTTGAGCCTCAACTGTCAACGTAATGGTCTGAGGGGTACGCCGACCAGCATCATCAGTGATATATCCATTGGATTGCTTCCATTGGATCTGAACGTTTTTATTCGTGATCTGGGTATATTTGTTAGCAATAGCTCGGAGATTCATTAGCCACCCTTCGCGGTAAAGTCAGAACCAGCCTTATTGACTGCGTTTTGCACCGAAGCAACCATTAAACCAGTATCAACCAAAGGTTTAGAAGAGCCTTTCCTTTTGATTGTCGCTGGAGAATTGGGAGGTGAATCAACTTTTGAAATAGTAACTTGAATATCAGCAGCAGCGGATATCCCAACAAGGTCTAGCACGTCAAAAGCCGTCATTTTGCCCATGACTACTTTTGGAATTCTGCTTGCAATGATTTTTGTCCATTCGTGCTTATTTGCTTTGACAGTTGGACGCATGAAGGGACGAGGAGGGATGTTAACTTCTGGTGCTCCAAACTCTTGAATGGTCGCAACATAAGCAACTGGAGTGCCTTCTTCGTAATTTATCCCAGATGGAAAGCCAACTTGAGCAACCATACCATCGAATTCTTCAGGAACTCGCTCAAAAGTTGCCTTGATCTTTTCGAGGTTGAGCTTCTTCATTTAACCAAATATCCCACCAGCGCGTCTAAAGCCTTGATTCTCGATGCTGCCACCAACGTATAGACCAACGTTAGCAACGGCTCTTAGAAGGGCTCTAAGCTGGTTTCCGTACGGGGTAGTAGATAACCACCATCCAAATGCAGTTTTTGCTGGAGGGGGCACGAGAGAAACGTTAACAGTCCCCTCGGAGGACCCAGACACAACTACAGCAGGGATTCCGCTATTGATAAGCGTAAATGATGCTGCAAGATGAGCGCACATCAAATCTATAGCAAGCTGAAGCTGTTTGGAATTGAAGTTCCAAGGATAGTTGTTGTCGATGTTGATGTAGGCCGTTCCCATCGTCCACCAACCATCAAGCTGAGCAGTCGGGTAGGCAGTCGTATCCTCAAACTGGGGAAACTGTTCTCTAAATGCTGAGTCGTTGAAGGTTGGGGTCGTGGAAGTCATATTTAGCCTTTGCCTACTTTTGGCTTCTCTTCATCGGTTTTATAGTCAGCATCCGTCAAGGGAGCTGATTCATCTTCCATATTCATATCGGAAGCAACTTTTTCGGCTTCTGCATTCTTGGCTTTAACTACCAGAAAGCCTTTTGCTTCATGCTCCTTGAATTGCACATTGCGCTGTAATTCTTCAAGGTCATATTCAGAAATCTCAGTGCTGACACCGATAGGGGTAATCAGTCGATCGTTTGCAACACCTGTACCGCCCTTGATGAGAACTGAATGACCTTTGACGGGCAAATCTGCACCGCCTTGATTCCAGTTCGTATAGAGTTGATCGTTTGCAAGCGTTGAAAAAACGTAGTGTTTTGCCATTTCTTTATCCTTTTGTGTTGAATTGGCGGGAGAAATCCCCCCGCCGATCCAATGTTACTCCAGCAAGTAAGGGCAGTCTATGACCGCCCCTCCCCGTTAGATTCCTGAGTAACGAACCACTGCATAAGGTCTTTTCAGAAGTACGCCAGCAGTTGCGTTGCTGTAGTCTTCTTCGTAAGCCTTAGCCTGTTTCTCTACGCCGAGAGCTTGGAACTTGGCAGGTACAACCTGAACCCAAGTACGGCTATCGTCGCTTGCGCCATCTTCAACTTCTTCCGCATACAGGTAGAACACGTTAGCGCCACCGTTTGCGTAATTGAGCTGAGGAGCAGAAATAACGCGCAGCTTTGGATAGGTCTTGTTCAACCAGTCACGAACCGAGATGCCGAAGTCAGAAGTTACTGACAGGTACTGATAAGCATCGGTTGGCAGGGCCAGAGTAAGCTCAGCACTTTCTGGGTTGATCGTGTCCTGAGACTGGGTTTGGAGCTGTGCAGCAGCAACCCGAATGTCAGCAACGATCTGCAAAAAGGTTTTCGTACTCCAAAGCGTAGAACCGCCCGTTCCCGTTGCAGCAACGGTCACATAAGCAGGGAGGCCCGGATCATTCAGGAAACCATACGTCAGGTTGCTACCGTTGTTGAAACCGTAGAAACCGACGAGGTTACGCTGGATTTCAAGAGCCAGAGCTGCAGAAGCGCGTTTTTCAGCAGAAGAGCTGATACGGATACGAGCTGCACGAGCTTCTTCGAGCATACCAACCTTAATGCCCTTTTCGAAACGGACTACCGTTCTACGGACAAAGTTGGTGTTCCAAGAAGCAAGAGGAACGTTCGTGTAATCACCGTAAGGAATGGCGTTACCGATTGGCTCCAAGAGGCCCTGTACGATTTCCTGATCTTCCCATGAGCCAGTCGTGGAAATACCGCAAAGCTCGTCGATTTTACGAGCTGCAGTTACAACCTTGACGAAACCGGGAAGCCAGTTCTGAAGGAACTGAACAGGAGTCGTGATGCTAGGCTGGGATACATCGGCCTGAGTATCCATTGCATAGTTGGCCATAGCGCGGATGTTCTTCGCGCCAAAGTTAATACCGAGGTCTCCGAGTGCAGCGTAATCGGAAACATCATCGGCAGACATTTGGACCGCACGAACATCGCGGGGTCCAATAAAGCTGCGTTCGAGAGAGTTGCTCATATTTCAGTCCTTATTAGTCAGTGATACGGATAGCCGTCAAGCCAGCACCGCTGATTGGATAGTTCCAAACAACGCAATTTGGGATGAGGGCATTGCCAGTGGTTTCTGAGCTGCCGGGAGCAACTGCAGACAGAACTCCAGTCGTGGTGTTGTACTGAATCCAGTCACCAATGTTTGCAGCACCCGTAAGGCTTACAACGATGGTTCCCATCGTCATGAATTCGCCCTGTGAATTAGCTGACAGGAACATGGTTGGATCAAGAGGAGCGCCACCCACTGCACCATAAGAAGCGTAAGCTTTTGGATTGACCAAAATACCCGCGAATACGGTTGAGCCAGAAGTGATAGTGCCACCTTGGGTTGCAATGTTCGTTGAATTGCTCTTCGTGAAAGCAAGGCCGATAGTACCGCCATTGCTGTCAAGCGTAAGAGAATCAACGCGCTGAGGACCGTCAACAATCAATTCGCCGGGGATACCGAAACCGAGATTGACGTTAACTACGGATTGGAAACTCGCAGCAGTCATGATTATTTACCTTCCAAGAAACGTGAAACGAAATTGCCCTTACGAGCAGCAGGAGCAGAGTCCATGCCAGAACGTGAAGGAGCACCCTTGCCCATAAGGTATGCCTCAAGGAAAGTCACTCGTGACTCTTTCGAAACATCCAAGCCAAGCTTTTTACAGCCATACTTTGCCATCTTGCTCAGGTCCATTTCAGAGTGATCGAACGCTCCAATATGGGCTGAAAGCTTTTCGTATAGCTTATTCTTTTTCGCGATTGAGAACTGAACGCTTCTAGCAATAGCTGCAGCGTCCATGCCTTCGCCTCTTTCGCCTTCCTTTTCTTCTTCCTTCTGACCGCCTACACCGTACTGAGGGACTTCCTCGTCTTCGGTTACTTCGGGCTTATCCTCTAATGGAAGATCACCTTCTTCGTCATCATCGGAAACAGCTTCCGCACCAGCAGAACCAAATTCTTGGCCTGTGAGCTGCTGAATCTTTGCCAGCTTTGGCATGACTTCTTCGAGGAATTTATGCACTTCCTCCAAAGTCATTGGGCTCCCGCCCATTTCTTTGTTTTCTTCAGCCATGTTAATGAACTCCTTATTGTCTACAGTGAAAGTAAAATGGTCTAAAACCGCCACATCGGGGCCCATGCGTCCGTTATCGACAAGGGCTAGATGATTGCCCCGAATGTCCCGTTGAATGTAATCATACTGCATTCCGTCATAAACGCCGGGGGAGTATTCATACCTGCAGCGGTATCCGCATGACAATTCTTTTTTCCCGCTAGCAATGAGGTTGGCCATTGCTTCCGAGAATACCTTGATATTGCCCTTTAGGGTCATTCCGTCGAAATGAACATCTTGTCCAATAACGCCCTGAACGCCCTTTTGCTCGGAAGGAGTCAATCCAGCATCTTCACTGCCAAGCATAGTATGGTTATCAATCCAAGGAATAAGTTTAAACGAATCAACGCAATCCGACGAGCCCAGTTCCTCAGCGGGTCGATAAACCATATAGATTTTGTTTGGGTCGCACTCGTCGGAAATCGACCGACCAGAATAAGGGAATACCCCTACCATTGAGAGAGGGTTATCTTTTACTTCGAACCACCCGTTCGTATCGTATTCTCTTTTATCCATTCCCGAAGCGTTCGCTTCAGCAGCTTCCGCGATTTTTTCTTCATCCCCGTCAATCTTCGGAAACAACGGTTCAGGTGCATCCGCAATGGATGCCCAGACATATTCGCTGTGCTCGTCATTCAGTTCTGGCTCGAATTCGCCATCATTACATCCGAAGAGTCGAACCTTGCCTTCTTCATAAATCAGGTTAATGCCTGTCTCTGGGACGTGCATGGTCTCTTCTCTCGACTCGCGAATAGCGCTTTCAATCGGAGATTCTCCTTCTTCAACGTGACCACCGGGAAA